ATGACCACGGAGTCCACAATGACTCAAGCACCAGATTTCCGTTCGATGATGTCTGGAATGCAAGAGATGCCTGCTCCTCGTAGAACTCTTGCTAACGCTCCAAAGGTAGGTCTTGATATTTCCAATTTAGATTTCGTTAAAAAAGCAGCATCGGTCTTTAAACAAGCAGAAGAGAAAAGTAAATCTAGAATGCTATAATGGCTTTTGAGGTAAAGAAAATAGACCCGCTAGACCTTCAACCAAGGAAAGCTGTAGGAGTAGACCTACCTTTCTCTGGAAAGGCTGTCTTTAACTCTACCTATCAGACCAAGGACGCTATCAGAGCAAATCTTCTCAACTTCTTTTTAACAGGGCAGGGTGAAAGATTTATGAATCCTACCTTTGGAACAGGCTTAAGGAATTTTCTTTTTGAGAATATAGATGAAGGTACCGTACGAAAAGTTAACAACTCTATAAGGCGATCATTAGAACTTTATTTTCCAAGAGTAATTCCAACAGGAATCTCATTAGAGGGGATCCCAGATACCAACACAGTACAGTTTTTTATGAGCTACGCTATTGCTGAGACGAATATAGAGGATGAGCTTATTATAAACATTGAAACATAATGGCCGAACAGAGAGACATAAAGTATATTAATAGGAACTTTGCTGATTTTAGAGATCAGCTTATGGAGTATGCGAAAGCGTACTTCCCGGATACCTATAACGATTTCTCTCCAACATCTCCCGGTATGATGTTTATGGAGATGGCTGCCTACGTTGGCGACGTACTCTCCTTCTATCAGGATACTCAGGTTCAGGAAACATTTGTACAGCATGCCAAAGATCCTGCTAACCTTTATACGATGGCCTATATGTTAGGGTATAGGCCAAAAGTAACTGCTGCTTCTGAGGTTGAACTTGAGGTAACGCAGAACGTAGTTGCTGACGCTCCAAACTTTACTCCTAACTTCTCTCAAGCATTAACTGTTGCCGAAAATTCAACAGTTGTTGCGTCCTCTGGGAACGGTACTACTTTTATTATCGACCGTCCTGTAAACTTTGCTTTCTCAAGCTCTTACGATCCAACTGAAATTACTGTTTCTAGAATCTCTAACGGAAATCCAGCTGAATTTCAATTAAAGAAAAAGGTAAAGGCTTTTTCCGGTGAAATAAAAACAATCACCCGTACTATCGGAAACGCAGAGAGATTCTTAACCCTTAACGTTGAAGAAGAAAATATTATAGGAATTTTAGACATTACAGATTCAGGAGGAGGAGAATGGTATAAGGTTCCTTTCCTAGGACAGGATAGTGTATATGTAGATCAGGATAACGGATCTTCCGATTCCGGTAAAGTACCGAAACTGTTACAGCTCACAAAAGTTCCTAAAAGATTTGTAACAAGATTTACTTCAACAGGAATTCTACAAATTCAGTTTGGCGCCGGAGTTTCTGAGAATGACGATTCTACATTTTTACCCGATCCTACAAACGTTGGATTAGGAACAAACCAGGGAGTAAGTAGATTAGATTATGCCTACGATCCCTCTAACTTTTTATTCTCGAGAACGTACGGTCTTGCTCCTTCTAATACCACTCTTACCATTAGGTACCTTGTCGGAGGCGGTGTTGCATCAAATGAAGCTTCGAACACAGTAACCACTAACGGAGCTGTTACGGTCTCCGCGACAGATACCTCATATCAAAATACCCTTGCATTTAATAACCCTAAACCGGCACAAGGAGGTAGGGACGGCGACACTGTTGAGGAAATTAGACAGAATACCATAAGGGCATTTAATGAGCAGGGAAGAACAGTAACGGTAGAGGACTTTAATGTAAGAGCACTATCACTTCCTCCTAGGTACGGGGCAATCGCTAAGACGTACACGATTCAAGATCAGCTATCAAATACCAATTCAAGCACCGATAGAGTATTAGACTCAAATCCCCTTTCTCTTTCGATGCATGTTTTAGCATTCGATATAGACGGAAAACTAGAGACAGCCTCTGACAGCTTAAAAGCTAACTTAAAAACCTACCTCTCTAAGTATATGCTTCTTACGGATGCGGTTAACATAAGAGATGCTTTTGTAGTTAATATTGGTGTTAAGTACGATATTGTAGTTCTTCCTGGGTCAATTGGAAGAAACGTACTCTTAGAATGTAATCTTGCTCTACGAAACTACCTTGACAACAGAAAATGGAGCATTAATCAACCTATCAACCTATCTAGGGTGTATACTCTACTGGATAGAGTAAAAGGTGTGCAGACAGTTAAAAAGATAGAGATAACCAACAAGGCCGGAGGAAGGTACTCTCAATATGCTTACGATATTGCTGGAGCTACTAAAGAAAACGTAGTTTATCCTTCTCTTGACCCATGTATTTTTGAAGTAAAATTTCCTGAGACTGATATCGAGGGCAGAATAACCACATTGTAAAATGGCAGTATATAGATTATTCCCAGATAGCGATACTTTTATTTCAACCCTTTACCCATCGGCCAACAATGGATTAGATGAAATGATCGAGGTGGGAGGTTTTCCTTTTGAAGGAGCTCCTCATACGCACCGAGGACTATTGACATTTTCTAACTCGGAAATCAGAACTCTCGTTAACGATACGATTGGAAGTACAAACTTCTCGGCGAGTCTTCACTTAAAACTTGCTACAGCCTACGAACTTCCAACGACATATTCGTTAGAATGTTACCCAGTTTACGAGTCCTGGCAAAATGGTACAGGAAAGTTTGAAGATAAGGCTGTGAACAAATCAGGAGCTTCCTGGTATTATAGAAAAGCTAATCAGGTAGATAGATGGGATATTAACCAAGGCACACTTCCAGCTGGTGTTACGTTTAAGACCGGATCTGGATTTTTGGGAGGAGGTAACTGGTACACCGGATCAAATGGAATTAATCTAGAAGCTACACAGAGACACGATATTAACTCTTCGCACGATGCTCTCTTTGATGTAACAAATGCTGTTAAGCTGCACTACAGCGGATCTATTTCAAATAACGGATTCTTAATAAAACTAGAAAACGGATTAGAGTTTTCAACAACTGCCTCCGTCCTCTTACAGTATTTTAGTAGAGATACTCATACAATCTACCCCCCTTACATTGATATGAAGTGGGACGATTTTGTATACACAACAGGATCCAACACTACCGTTAACGTTACTAATCCAATTGTATCTGTTAAAAATAACAGAGGAACCTATCCGGATATTGGTAAACAGAGATTTAGACTATCTGCCAGAGATAGATACCCAACTAGAACATTTACTACATCGTCTATTTACTTGACAGAAAAATATCTACCAAAAGCATCTTACTGGGGATTGAGAGATGAATATACAGAAGAGATGATTATTCCTTTCGATACAACCTTCACAAAGATAAGCGGAGACTCAGAAGGAAATTATTTTGATATTTACATGAACGGGTTGCAACCTGAAAGATATTATCGTATTTTAATTAAGACTACTCTGGATAGTAGTACAACCATTCTTAGCGATACTAATATTTTTAAAGTTATAAGACATGGCTAATAATCTACCTATCCGGAAAACAGTTTATAACCGAGAGAAGTACGGAAAAGTAGTAAACAGAGAGTTCTCTACATTCGTACCTCCTCCACCCGATGCTGATCCAACAGTCGAAGATTTCTTCAATCTATATGAGGCTCTATTCTACGAGATCCCGGCAGATGGAGAGACTGGGTCGCATAGATATTTAATACAAAGGAGCTCTGAACTTGTAGACTTTGAAAGAGATACCCTAGACATTCAACCTCTTCTTGATGAAATAGCTTCTCTTAGAGAGGAATTATTAGAAGCGAATACCGCAATATTAGAATTAGAAATAGCAGCAGCAGGACAAGAGGTAGGTCCTAGCACAACCGAAGAACTTCAGCTTCTTCAACAAGAATTAAATAATTAAAAATAGGATTGGCTTTAACTAAGTACATAGTAACACAGGACACATCAGGTGAGATTGAATCCAATCTAGATATTTCTACTGAAGATAGAGTTTTAGTAGATTCTTTCAAGGTAAATAATCAGTTTGTTGAAACCAAGCATTACATTAATCTTGGTATATTTTCTCTTTCAAACGATCTACTTGAAACAATACCGAACTATACTAGGTACCAAGTTCTTCAAGCTGGAGCAAATGTAGATAGAACAGGAGTATCTGAAGTTACTATCGTCCCTGAATCCGATGCTCAATATTACGGGTATATTAACGGAGACATAAAACTAAAGTATTCTTTTAGAAATAACCTCTTTGCTGAGGGTAAAACCGGTGGACAGCTCTATATTCATAGTATATCTGCAGATAGAACAGAAATTAGAGCTTTATCGACTGAGGTTTCTAATGAAAATCTGGTAAAGTACGCCAATCTTCTTAGATCAAATCTTCTAGATAAATCCTATTTTAGCGATTTTAATCTAGAATTCGGATCAGAAATTTTCTCCGTTGGTGTTAACGTTGATGTACTGGATTTCAATGGGGAGCCATCCGTAGTATTTAAACTCTACGAACCACTTCCAGCCGGAATAGGAGTTAAAGCTCCTTTTACGGTTACCGAAGACGTCTCGGATGATGTTGTCTTCGAAGTAAGAACGGAGATCACCCCGGACGCATTAACTGTACCGAAGCTAAGACCACCGAACTTTGCTATTGAGGCCGTAGAAGAAAATTTTAACCCTACTGAATACCTAGATTACAACGAGCTTTTTGGGTATAGTGTTACTGGATCCTACTACGAACTTAGATCGCTTTTTAACGAGAAGAGCGCTCAAATTAGCATAGATCACTATGACTACTCTCAGTTTATTCATTTCTCTTCCGCCGAAGAGCGATTAAGAAACTTTAAGTATAAGCTTGATCTTATCGATACCTACACTTCGGCTATTTCGGCTTCACTTTTTGCAGTAAGCTCTAGCGCCACAGGAAGTGTCAAATATTATGAAGGGTTGATAGAGGGAGTTGTCAACAATTTTGACCATTACGATAGGTACCTGTACTACGAATCCGGAAGCTTTTCCTGGCCTAAATCGAATAGTACAAGGCCGTACCTTAATCAGAAATCTACAACATCGGAAGCTATTCTATGGTTTGCCAGTCAATCGGTATCAGCTTCTAACTACGACACATCTAACGTAGATGTTCTAACAAACGCTATTCCGTCCTTCATTCGAGAGGATAGTACAAACGATCCGCTTAACCTGTTTGTA